GTTTACCGCAATGTCTGCAATAAAACCAACCTTCCGTGTTTGGATGGTCGCAGTGTATGCAGTTCATTACGCTCCGCCAACAACCAGTGTCAGTATTCTATCGCCAGCTAATTGTGTATGAGATATAGACAGAACTTTATTGCTAGTAGAATCCAAAGTATCAACGTAATCTTTTATATCTCTTGCCATTGTACCTGTGTCACCAGTTTCAATACCGGGATTACCCGGGTGAATGAATACTTGTACTTTTACATTATCATAGACAGCCATATTGTCTCCAGTTTCAAATTATAAAAATCTTAGGATATTCGGGGGTCACCCTTTATACGGCAACCCCCACAGAATCCAAATCTGCTAATCCTTATTTATTCGGATTATATAGTAGTGTTACGCTACGCTATGACCAGCAACAGGCTGGTGTCTAACCACTCTAATATCCTTAATCAGGATTTGTGAGTCTGCATGGTCTTTACCATGTATCCATATGTAAGGAATCAGGGTATCTCCACTGTCAAAAGTGTATGAAGCTGTTGTGCTTGGAGCTGCAAGAGTACCAGCACCGGCTTCTTCATTTTTAACGTGTGAATATGTAACTGCGCCACTCGTTGCTAATGAAACTCTGAGTTGCTGATTATCACTATCAGTTGGAGTATCACCAGTATCTGTATAAACACCAGAGCCACCATTATTTAAGTCAGTAGCTATCTGAACTTTATCAGATTCTTGCAATCCAAATGTAGCAAAGTCAGTATACACAGGGTCACCTGTGCCTGCAGCTACAATTGGAGCATGACCAGCATTGAAGTTCTCAGCTTTTCTGAATCCAATAGATGCACCATCAAAGCTAGTCCATTCGGTAGTCCAGAATGTTACGTCTATATACCCAGAATGCGTACCAGCTAGAAACTTATTAGAGCTATTCCCAAGAAAAGCTCCACCGGGACATAATTCCCATCCTAAGTCAGCAGCTGTATCTTGGTCTAGCTGCATATTTAAACCTGCAGCAGTACTTCCTAAATCAACAGCTGGAATTGTGCCTTCCAGTTTAGGTGTTTCTATAGCACCTGTCGTTACGCCAACCGTAGCCAAATCCGCAGGATACAATTCACCAGTATCACCCGGAAATATCATCCCATAACGATGACCTGAAGCCACGACTGGGCCAGAAGAGTAGGTTAATTGTCCATGACTAAACATAGGGCTACCACAATTAATGTAATTCCATTGGAATATTGTTGTAGGTCTAGTTTTGCCATCGTATTGACCACTATTTTTATTTAAAACATCACTTCGCATTATTCATACCTCCTATTAAGCTTTATCTTCAAAGTTAAACAGAGCGTGAGCTTCGGGAAGAGACACTTCAAGACCTGCTTCTGTTAGAATCATGTCTTTCCGTAAGTCTTCGTCAGCTGCCTGAACATTGGTTTGAATGTGAGTGTCCCTGTTGACACCATTTCCAACAAGTGGGCGATAAGCCACATTATCAAGGTCTACAAGACACATGAATGGAGCTGCGTTGCCTCTAAACAATGGTTCTTTAACTAATGTTAAATCGCCATGAATAGTTTCAACCTTCATCACTTTATGTCCGTACGAACCTGTTTCGCTTGCCATCATAGGATGACTTACGTGATAGGCACTGGACAAAAATGTGTTGGAGCCTCCCAACTTATTGAAGAAAGTAATCACAGGTAATGAACACAGAGCAAGTTTTGCTTGACTTCCGCCACGTGCAGGGTCAAACACAACTTCAAGGTCTGCCAGTAACGCATCATAAGTCATTTGCGCGTCAGTTCGAGTTGAAAAATAACCTTTGTCTTCCGTGTAGGAAAGCACTGCGTTATCTTTAATCTGTGACTGCGAATTTTTAATGATGTGCCCAACAATACCATCACTATAATTGATGCTATTTACAGAGCCAGTCATGCCAAAAAGCATGGCTCTTTCGATGTCCACTTTGTGTTCGCGAAGTTTCAGGTTCCAAATTCTGTCCCATTCACTTGAATAACCACGATAATGCGTGGCCCTTGCGGTATTGGTTAGTTCACAAGCAGTTTTAAAAATCTGCGTGTAAGCTGAACCATTATCAAGCTCACGTGACCAAGAATCAGGAGAACCGGAACCTTCCTCGAATGCACTTCCAATGACTGTACATTTGTCACCGTCTACTCCAGCAGTAGTACTGCCAGATGCGGCGTCAATCGTACGACCAGTAAAGGTAGTTTCTGTTCCCGTATCTTGGGGAGCACTTTCAATTCTTACGACAGCCCATTCAGGCTCGTTCGTAGAACCGTTAGTCTCACCTACGGTAAAAATCATACCTTTAATAAGCCAATCAACAGATGCGCCAGCAGCATCATCAACAGTATATGTAATTGTACTGTTTTGCACTGGGACAGTATGAGTTGCGTCTAACGCAAAACTTCTATCTGTCATTTGAATCTTATTTCGGTCTTTTAACCATCGGAACTGCGGGTCGTCCGTTGGGACTTTAGCAACCTTGGATAGGTAAACAAAGAACGGGGATTCTTCGGGAGCTAAATCAGCGATTCTATCACTAAAATTATATAGCCGCCGGGAATGTACCGTACTGTCAATTACCGCACCGGGGTCACCAAATTTCAACGGGCCGGGATTATTATATGCCATAATATATCCTTCCTCAGTTTAGTGTTTAAAGCACGCTATTACGGCTCCCAGCGTTCATAATGCCATCCCACACTTTCGCGTCGTCTGTTTTGGGGGTGCTCGCTTGACCACCCTGCAAAACACCGGCAGTACGAGGCTGTTGCTGAGCGGCTCTCACCGCTTCCGCCGTCTCTGGAGCGTTGCTTTTTTTATTAACATCCCTAAACAACTTAACTAAATTTGATAAACCAACCTGCTCCTTGGGCTGTGTAACAAAACCCATAAAATTTTGAACGTCATCATCCGAAAACTTATATGTGTTACGAAGCTCATTAACAGTATTGTTATATGTTATCTCTTCAGTCATTTGTTGTTTTTGCTGATTTAAAGCCTGATTCATCATGTTACCAACTAGTGTCGCATCTTGATTGATACGAAACTTGTAAGATGGTGATTCAGGATTATAATAAGCATCCCAAGGGTTAAATTCCTCTTCGCTTAATGCGTTTTGAGTTGCCGGCTGTGCTTGTTGTGGCTGGCTATTGATATTTTTCTGTAAAAGGTCTACAAGGTCGGGTCTCGTCTCCAACAAGTCACCAAGCGGTTCAAGCTTTTTAAGCTTGTCATTATCCGATTGGGCCCTGTCGTACATCGACTGGAATTTACGCGCCTCAACTTCCCACTGACCTTCAGGAATTACTTCCTGCTCAGTGACAACTTCAGGTGCTGAAAAATCTACGGCTTCTTCAGCCACAGGTTGTTCAAATCCCAACTCTTCCTGTTCTCTTACTTCTTGTACAATATCAGCGCCAGTATCTACCAAACCATCAGCGGTCTTTGTGGCCTCTGTCTGTATAGCGTCCATTATAATTCCTCCTTAGATGTCCCTAAGCCTCTGGAGCAGAACCGGCTTCTTTAACTGTAGATGCCAATTTCTCCGCTTCGAGCTTCACCTTATTTTGTAGTTTATTTAACTGAACTCTTCTGTCAGCTTTGGCGTCTGATGCAATATCTGCGAGTCGAGATTTAAATTTCTCAACCTCAACCCGTTTTCTGTCATGCACAGACTCCCTTTGGGCAGTCTGGAGGTCTCCCTCCAAATTCTTTATCTGTTCTCCCATCGCCTGAACCTGCTGCATTAGCTGCTGCTTCTCTTCGGTTCGGCGTAGGATTCCTTCTTTATCAAATATTTCTGGATTCTTTTTCAATACTTCCACCTTATCCACAATCCCCATCTGAAATGCTTCCATGTATACACCAAGCTCCGCCCACTTATTCGTCGGCAATGTGGAACCGGGTTCTATCCTCAAATCATGTTGGGCTAAATTGTGCCTTTCTTTCTTCATATCCAGTATGGCACCGCTCTTATCATCATAGTAATTCACCATAACTTCAGTAATATCATTATTTGCGGTGACAAGTCTAAAAATCTTTTTGTATGTATAATGTCCTTTTGAAAAGTTATATAGAATCTTTCCAAGCCTGTTGATGCTAAATTCAATATCTCTCAGTTTCGATTTAGGTCTTTCAGTACCAAGGGATATCATTCTTTCAGTACCCTTCACTGTCTCAGGCGCCTTTTCTGCAAAACCATGCATCATTTCCGGCAGGCCAAAAGTAAAGTCAATATAAAACTCACACTGCTGTATCAGCTTATAGAACTCTCCAGCTAATGGCTGGGGAGCAGGAAAGTGCGGTTCTCCTTGTGTGCTATCCACTTCAATGACAGCATTAGGATTAGACCAATCCCTTTCCAGCTGTCCAATATCTTCCACACTTCCAAGGGGAACTAAAAGTTTGAGCCCAGCAGAGGCTTGAGCATGAGATAAGGCTAATGACCACAGTTTGTTAAGGAGCCTCTGCATTGGACGGGCTCTGGAAACGTCAGATTTG